ATGCTTAGCAAAAAGCGATCAATGAGTTTTGCAAAACGAACCCTGTTATCTGTCTCGTTATCATTAGTGAGTGGATTGTCATTCGCCAAAATGTACGAGTTACCAGAGGACGGCAGCCGTTTGATTGGTCGCATTGAAAACCACGTCGTGCAAGAAGGCGAGACCATGGCAAACATCGCCAAGCATTACGATGTAGGTATGCTAGCGTTGATGGCAGCGAACAAAGGTGTTGATCCATTTCTTCCTCAAGAAGGGCGCGTGCTTACTATTCCATCTCAACTTATTCTTCCTGAAGTTCCTCACCAAGGCATCGTGATTAACTTGGCAGAGCTGCGTTTGTACTACTTCCCAGAGGGCGAAGATGTGGTGCATGTTTTCCCTGTTGGTATTGGTCGAATTGGGCGAGATACACCAGTGATGACAACCAGCATCAGCCAAAAACGTCCGAACCCAACATGGACGCCACCTGCTTCTATTCGTGCCGAATACAGAGCGAAAGGGGTGGATTTACCTGCGGTTGTACCAGCAGGCCCCGACAACCCACTTGGGTTGTTTGCACTTCGTCTAGCTTACGGAAATGGTGAGTACCTTATTCACGGTACCAACAAAGATTTCGGCATCGGAATGCGCGTGAGTGCCGGTTGCATTCGTATGGACCCAAGTGATATCGAATGGTTGTTCGACAAAGTTCGTCGTGGTGAAAAAGTAAACATCATCAATCAGCCAGTGAAAGTGTCACTAGAGCCGGATCGTAGTGTGTTTGTGGAAGCGCATGAACCGTTAACTCGCAGCAATGGCGAGAAAGATCATTTACAAGTCCCGAAAGAATTGGGCTGGTGGCTAAATGAATTTGGATTGACGAATGTGAAAGCGAAAGCCGTTATTGCCGCTCAGAATGGGGTCCCAGTAGAAATAACCGCGCCTTAACGGGCGTTAAAGCGCGGAACAACATCTTACTTAGTGTAATCAGTAGCTATTCGCATAATCCAGCAAAACCAAGGATTAACTAGCTATTTCAATGCCTTACAAAGTGCCCGCTTCGTCAATGTGATTCAATATTCATCAATATTAATAAAGTTTGCCGCCATTTTGTCGCCATTTTTTGATAAATAAGTGGCTACAGACCTAAATTGGAAATAGGGTTCAATTCAGCTGCTTGAATTAGGTGGTCGGGTGAAAAATGGGCATATCTCATTGTCATCTTGATGTCACTGTGGCCAAGGATTTTTTGCAATACCAGAATGTTTCCGCCTGCTTCCATAAACCGACTTGCAAACGTATGGCGAAACACGTGAGTATTTTGCCCTTCAGGTAAGTCAGGGAATGTCTTGTTAACAATATACGCGATGCCGTGAAGACAGCACTTAAATAATTTATCCTTCTCGCCTGTTCGCTTAAACTCTATCAACTCGTTGTAGAGTTTTTCTGTGATTGGCACAGTGCGGTTCTTTTTGCTTTTGGTATCAAGAAACGTAATCTTGTATTTCGTAATCTGTGGAAGACGAAGGTTATTAGCTTCGGAAATACGCGCACCAGTAGACAAGCAAATCTTGCAAACTAGTTCATATTCTTTGGCTCGTTTACTTTTGCTCATCCTATCGAATAACGTAGTGATATCTTCATTTGAGAAAAAGCCCATTTCGGATTCAGTCACTTGAATCGATTTAACACTGGCAAGTGGGTTTGGTTGGGTCCACTCGCCAAGGGCAATAAGTTCATTGAAAACCGCACGCAGATATCTCAGGTCGAGATTATTGGTAGGCGCAGATATCACCTTACCTGCAGTAGTCTCATCTCCGTATCGGTTTTTTGCTTTTCGGCTAGAGCGCCAATGAACAAAGTCTTTTGCAGTGAACTTGGTTGCAAACGGATTCCCCAGCTCTTCAGCAATGGTGCAGAGGCGAGGGTAAACTTTCTCAGCAGATTTCAGGTGCTGGCCATGCAGCTTGTACCAGAGCTCAACCAAGTCTTGAAGTGTGCGTAAATCCTTCTTTTCTCCAAGCCAAGGCTTCTCATCAACCTCGGCCATAGTGAACTTTTCGAAGGCAAGCGCTTCACCTTTGGTTGCGAAGCGTTTGCGAATACGTTTACCTGCTCGGCCCTGCGGGTAGCATTCACAAAGCCAAGGTTTTTTGTTTCCGTCTTCTAGTTTTCTTACAGACATCTCAATATAAAAGCTGTGTTTTTGAACAGTATACTGCAAAGAGATGTGAGCATATAGACATATATTGATAGGATTTGGTGGAATTTAGATGAATTTAATGTCATATTAAAACTCGAAAGTTTGTAGAAATTTAAAGGGCTACGTATTGGCTAAAAAATTGACAAATTTTCGTTTTACTCAGATACATTAAAAGTGTATAACTGCGGCTTAAAATTTCTACAGTGTTCTTTAATCGCTTCTGTCGAAGTTGGCCGCTTAGTGAGTTGTCTAGGTCAATGCCTTAGGGCGTTCTTCCAGTTTAGAAAATTATACCAAGAGATAAGCGTGGATAGTTGCTACAAAGGAACACATGGTACGACGTGCTCGGCTGCGGATACTATACTTTCTGAAGGGTTCAATAAAGGTCCGGGTCTGAGAGGAGCGGGAGTTTATTTCTGGTTGTATCAGTTTGCTGAATTGCTTCAAGAAGCAGAGCATTTAGCAATAGCTTGGTATAACAAAGAGTTCAAAAAAGGCTCTTATAGTAAGCATAAAAATAAAAATTGTGCTGTAGTTTTAGCCGATTTAGACACTAAAGACCAAGATGTATTTGATTTTGAAGCTAAACGTCAACATTTCATGGTCTATGCTAAAGCTATAATGGACAAACTTGGTGAAACGGAGCTAAGCGAAGAAGAGGAAAAGGCTATCTTATCTGGACTTCATGATAGTTTCTTTAATCACTGGGAACAGAAAGTAGAGAACTCTTTTGATGCAGTACTCGTAAGAGTACAAGCACCACCAAGATTTAAGAGCCTCTTTCATAGAGATGTTGCGTCCCAGCCTCATTGTATTCTGGTTCGCAATGAAGGCATTATTAAAATTACCGACGTTAAGAAAATACATTAATACTACTAAAGCTGAGATATTACCCTTAAATTAGTAAAGGGAAAGTGCAATGAATGATCACAAAATATTAGAGCAACTACTCACAGACATCGAAAACATGTCAGTTGAAGAGCTTAAAGCGTCACTATTGGGTCATGCTTACGGTCCTATCCATAGCATAGTAACGTTTGACCCATATGAGACAATGTTTAACACATATGCAGAATCAATTAACTACAAGCTAGTTAGTTCTGGTGTGGCGGCTTTACGCAAGTTTGATTTTATTAATATTGTAAAGAATTTAGATGCAGATCGTAATGTTGCAAACCTCATGTCAAAAGCAGCAAACGACGAATGCTACAACTTTATGTTAGCGGCTTAAATAGATGTCAGAAGAACAAGCAACGTACAACTATCATCCGATTCAATTAAGAGACGTAAAAGTACTAGAGTTATTTATCTCAGCTAACCCTGGTTGTATGTCTGAGCAAGATTCGGATTGTGATATTGAAAGTAGTGAGTTTGGTTTTTATCATACGCACTCAGAGTACAATGAAGAGGCTAAATCCTTTATCGTTAAAGTGGCTGCTGCTATTGGCCGAGATGATGAAGAGCCTACAACTGAGTTTGATTTACGAGTAGAGTTACTTGGTGTTTTTGAAGTTGATGAAGAACACTTCCCGATGGAACATATTGAGGCATTTGCTAGTAAAAATGCTCCGCTGATTATGTATCCATACCTTCGAGAACAAGTGTACTCACTTACTATTAGAGCTGGTTTTGACAGTACAGTGTTACCTTTATTTGAAGTGCCAGTATTCAAATTGAAGAGATAAGTTGACATAAATGAAAAAGCCAGTCTAAGACTGGCTTTTTTATGAAATTAGCTTGACGCAATAGTGCTTCTCACCTTTTAACTCTTCATCTATTATGGATTTAATAGTTTGCCAGTTTCCTTTAGCCAAACCAGCTCCAATTAGAGGGTACACAATCCTAAGTCCAGCAAAGTCTCTTTTGATAGCTTTAAAAACTTGTCTAATGGCATCATAGTCGGCTAGCACGTCGTTCCCTTTCCAATGATATTGAGTATAAGCATTTACGATGGTGAAGATTCTTCCATTTAGATTAATTTTTGCTTTTGAATAAGTTCCAAGTTTTTCTTTAAGCCCGAGTTCTGTGCGTAGGTCTGCATCATAAGCTTCGGGAAACTTATTTTTTATCGTCAACGCTATACCTGCTCCCATATTGCAAAAGCAATTGCATCCGTGGACTAAGACATCAGCTTTATTTTGTTCTATATCGTCAAAGATATCGCCATAAACGGTTTTCAAGTACAACTCCTTAACTAGGATGGTTAACGCCTCATGACGACAGTAACCCAATTTACAGGGGCGTTTAAGTATTTCAGATAGACATTAGTCAACAAACCAACTCTGTATAACGGTTGGATACTTTGCTGTGTCTAATCTCACTTTCCAGCGCTTGAAAGCAGCAAAGTCGGTTGTGTTATTGACTTGTTCTTTTATCAGTGCTTCGTTTACTGGAGTTGGGTCTTTCTTCCAAGCATCAACAAATAAGTCAAAGTTTCTTAGTTCGGTAGCAAGTTTTCTTTCTAGAGTTTGCGATCCCATTTTTCTTTTGGGTGTTGTTTCAATGGAAAATACCAATTGAAGCAGTTCGCAAGTGTCTGGGCTTGCCGACCCGTTGTCTGAAATAATGGCTTTTCGACGTTTAGGTTTGCTCGGGTCAAACTTGAATTCGAATTTGCTATCGATACCCTTTATTTGAGTGCAATCCAATAGACCTGTATAGCTGTCACTTTTTATACCGTTACAATGCTCGCAGGCATAAAACAAATTGTTCCAGTCAAACATCTTGACTCGATCCACTGTCCGGTGAGGTCTGAAATGCTCAATAGCGTTAGAGGGATTGGAATAGCCACATATATAACAAATTCCATTGAAATCTTCGTAGAGTTTGTCTCTAACCCCAGCAATATCATAGTTTTTATTGTGGTTATCTTTATCTCTCTGAACAATCAGCGCTGCTGTAAAGCCAGGCTGCGACTTTGCGTAATACATCATGTCGCAGCCCTCTTATTCTTTGAGACCAAGCTGGCGCAGACGTAGCTCAACATGTGGCATTTTGAATGTTGGGCTGTCTTCTAATTCATGCCTTAACAAGATAACTCTGCGTGCTTCATCGACGGAATGATCAGCTTTTTTTACTAGGGCTTCATATTCATCTATTTTATTTTCTAACTCGTCTGAATGGCTATCTGTATCAAAGTAACCTTCAACAATGTCTTCATATCCAAATTGCCACAGTTCATCTTCAGATTTTATTAATGTATTAGTTCCCATATCATATACAGCAGCTCCCCTGACGGATGTGAGGACAAAAGGAGAGTGGGTGGTAACAATGAATTGAACGTTGGGAAAGAAAGTACATAGTAATGGCAATATTTGCTTTTGTAATGAGATATGAAGGTGTGTTTCTATTTCATCGATAAAAACTATGCCTGGTTGTGAATAGTCACCAAACTTATGTACCTCCATCCTCATTACAATCTCAGTGATGATGTCCATAGCTGAAGAGTAACCGTCTGACAAAGTATTAAAGTCTATATAACCATCTTTTCCTTCTAATCGAAAAGATAGGTTTTCCCTGTCAAAAATAAATTTCACTTCATCTCCAAATAGTTGGGAGAAGAAACTATTTAAGTTGTCGAACCATTTTTGGATCTGTTTGGACTCTTTTTCATCTTGATCGGAAATAGCGAAGGCTTGCTGTGTTTTTCTGTTTACAAGGTATTGCAGAAATTGCTCAGAAAGTGATTGGTCGTGTTTCTTAACAACAACTTTTGGTTTGGAAATTGCCTGTACGCCAGATAATCGAGTAAAGCGACGAGCTTTAAACAACGATATGGTAAGGTTTCCCTCTGGTATGGCGTGATTAGGGTTAAAAACATTAAAAAATACGCGAGTGTATCCGTAAGTATCTATTAGCGTCTGTTTAAAACTTTCTTCATTTCTCTTCGATCTTGTCCAACTGTCGCTATCTTTCTCCATATTAATCCGACTTTCTATTTCGGACTTTATTGCTCGTTCCAGTTCGTTACAAGTAAGATTTGAGTTCTGTATACTTGATACATGTTTGTAAATCTCATTTAGCAAGGTGGTTTTACCAGTACCGTTTTTACCAGTAATAACAATTGGTTTAATCTCTGTAGTTTTATCAATATCTACACTAAGGTTTCTAATGTATGGGTGATCTTCTAGTTTGAACCCTGTTATAAATACGCTGCCCATTTTTATAGTCTCAGTCTTTATATGTTACCAGCCAATGAAATATATCTACTTCTTTTTCATTTCCATCGCCACACGGCCAAGTACCTTGATGTCTTGCTCCGACACTTCAATCGTTGAAATATCAATAGCAATCGCCAACTTCTTGCCCGGTAGGCGTTGTAGGTAGTTGACAGAAACTACACCGTCGATATCAAGTACGTAATCACCCGAAGCTGGTTGCTGTTCAGCGGTATTTATGTACAGCTGCATCCCATTCTGCTCAATCACGAACAATTCATCTTTAGCTAGGCCGAAATCTTCGAGGGTAGATAAGCCAAGCTCTACAGTACCTATCTTTTTAAGTTGTCCATTTGCGATGATGAACTTGTCGATGCTGCTCGTTAAGGAAGAGCTTGTTGATTGAGGGAAAGGCTCTCCTTCTCCCAAAGCCATATATCTTACAGATGCCCCCGTGGCTAAGTGAGTTCTGATTATCAACTCCCATCCAGTCCGATTATGAGTATGCCAGGTCGAAAAGGTAGATTTTGGGATGCCGTAATAGTCAGCAAGCAGCTCGTATGTTTTGCAGTTAGTAACTTCCTTCAGCTTTTCGGTGAACTCCCTTCCATTTATATATTCATATGGCGGAACTTTGGCTGGTATTCTAGTCATTAGGCGAACTTCCATTCATCCGTAAGCATCATAAAAATAAGCCAAAGATCAAAAAATTCATCTTATGGCTAACCTTTTGGTTGTCATTTGACTAATTTGGATCTAATAATTAGTTAAACACCAAACATGGCTAATCAATCTCACTCAATAGCCATCAATTACATTCAAACAACTAGGATACCATTTATGGCAACTCTTCAAATAGCAATTGATGCGCCCGTATGCACAAAAAAGGAATTTTTACGTCGCACTGGTATGTCTTCCTCTTCTTTTGATCGCCAAAAAGACCTTGGCAACATTCCTATTGTTCCTAAAGATGCTTCTAAAGGTCTGATTTTGGTGAACATGGTTAAGTACAACCAACAGTTAGCGGAGCAAAAAGTATGAGCTTCGCAACATCACCAAAAAACAAACCCACTCAGCAAGCTCCGAGTCAGTCATGGGAAGACAAATACCCAAACGAATGTCCGTTATGGCTCAACATCGTTGGCTGGTCATTCGTTTTCGTTCCGCTTTTCTTCATTTGAGTATTCGATATGGACGTAACTAACTCAATGTGCGTATTGCGTGAATGCAAACAACAAGCTTTTGATGCCGCTTGCTGTGATTTTGTCGTCAATCACGATATAGAAGCGATTGCTCGAAAGCTAGAACTTAGCGGGACAATGCTTCGTAACATGCTGAACCCAAACCAACCGCACGTGCTTAAACCTGTTGTTCTTGCTTACATCAGCCGTTTGTCTGGTGATTACTCAATCGTAAATACGTTATTTGCCGATGATGGGGTGGTCACTATCCCACTTCCAAAAGCAGAAGATGATCTGAACCTGTTTGAGCGATTTCTAAAACTAAACACCCATTCCGGTGAGCTTTCTAGCGATGCGTTGGCAATGTGCACCGCAGAGCGTTTACCGCGATCTCGTAAGCGTAAAACCCTTGCTAAAGCTCAAGCGGCTCTAGGCAATTTGGTTTTGCTTATCAATGACCTTGAAAACCGCACCACAGGCTTACAGCCATTAATGCAAATGAGCACAGATTTCCTTGCCAACGGTGCGCCACTTCCAGGTTTAGCCTAAGGAGCAATCATGAGTCAGTTAGCTATTCAACAAGAACAACGACAACAACAAGCACCCAACGCCAACGAAAGCATTGCTGTGTGTAAAGCGCTTTTCAACGGTTCCGCTACACGCGGCAAGTTGAGAAAGATGTTCAACGAGCTGCCAGATAAAAGCCGCGGCTTAGTTCTTATCGCTGGCGGTATGTCACCAAAAGATTACCAACGTGAGTTTGAGTCGTTCAACGATTTAGAGCTGCAAAAAATCCGCTCAGGAATGCAGTACCTCAAAGAAATGGTCGTGGGCTTTGACAACACGCTCGGCGATGTTCGTCGCCTCAAGCACTACCAATTCAGTAATACCCATTAACCAAGCCAGCCGTTTTTACCCCCGTTGTATCCATTAAGGAAGGGGGCCTTTTTTTCGTCTAAGCGTAGGAGCATAGAGATGAATAAAGACCTTAATGAAGTAGCAAATAAACTCGCGATCCAAGCGACTATCAACAGCCTGTTCACGTTGGCGTTGGATAGTGCAGACATCATCAGTATTCGTATCGAGTACTCGTCAAAAATGAGCCTTCTGAACGTGATTGTGTTTGATGAAAACACGACGAACCATGCCCACAACGTTGTGTTGATTGATAAGGAATGCGCATTAGAAGAACTGCTGCGAATTGAAGATGACCTGATTGAACGCATTGCGGTTCGCCGTGATCAGGTTGAAGCGGAGAGTGAACTATGCAATACGCCGCAATAATGCTTTGTGCTGACGGTGGGCTTATCCGTCACGAAGAAACCCTAGAAGTTGCCAACGTGATGGTTGGTGACTTCGACTCAATAGACCAAGCGATCGAACAGGCATGTGTTTCTCTTAGCTGTACTCACCTAACTAAAGGTGTGTTGAGCAAAGGAAACGGTAAGGGCGGTTTTATGTTGGTGACGACTCAGGAATTGGAGGCGGTATGACGCACCAAAAGTTTACCGTTTTCTCTGTAGGTAAAGACAAACTACGGATAGATTATGAATCAGTCTGATCTTCTATATATCGGTGGGGCAGTGATGCCCCTAGACCGAATCAAAAATAATGACGCCAGCTATAATGCTGGTTTTTTAGGTTCCAAAATTTACTCAGACCAAGAACAAGCGCTTCTGGATAGCGGAATGGTCAAAAAAATAGCGATATATGACCGCGTTCCCAATCGAAAGTCTAAGCGTGAGCGAGATCTTCAAGAGCGAACTGACTTCTATAAATCCGTAAATTATTGCTCGAAACACGCCCGCGAAGCGGCGGGGGGGAAA